CTCTCGATTATTGGTCAACCGAGTCGGAGCATTAACACAATCATTTAACACACTCAGCTTTTGCTGTGATGTTGCAGACCCGTTTAAAGGGAAGGGAGCATAAGACCGCAGGGCTTGGGGGTGATTTAGAAACCCTGGCATCCCTGTTTCTAAATCACCGTTTGCCACCAACTGATTGATTTTTTGTTGTGCGGCTTCTTGAATTGTCCAGATTTTGTCCTCCTCAATGCTCTCGCCCATTCGACTGACAGCCGCGATATCATCCTCGGAAACGCTATAACCTTGTCCCCATTTATGGATCGGCATCTTCATCTCGCCATAGACCAGTTCCACTTCGGGAAGGTCTGTGGTGTAGTTTCGGATTAATTTGAACTGCCCGACGTGACGGAGCCACCGATATCCCCAGGTTTTTGCCCAGGGCTTGTTTTGGATGTTGAGAGGGCAAATGACTCCAGCAGCGAAAGGATAGTCCGCAAGATCGAACTCCTTATCTACTTGAGCTTCTAAGTCCATCAGGGTGCCAAAGAACGTCCCGATTTCATCAGCATCCAACCTTGTAGTCCCGGAAAAGTTCATCATAGTTTAAGTTCTTTCTATATTAAGGAACATTGAAGCCGATTAAAACGCACACCGCGCCAGTGCTAGTGACCACAGGGGAACATTTGAACTCAGCCTTCGCGGAGATATTAATTGTACCACTTGTCACTTTTGTTGCTTTCCCCTCGTGTCCCGCAGCAATAGAGACGTAGACGGCATCATTGATTGTGATATCCGTCTCAACACATTCAACCCAGATCCCTGACGATTCCCCTGTCCGGTCAACCACGTCCATCACATCCTGATAGGGGTAAGTTGTCCCACTATAGTTTGCACCTTGATAAATCAAAGGTTGCATTTCGATGTCTTTGACGATTCGAGTAATCCCTAAGATTACGTCAGTGGTAGCAGTAGGAAGTCCTGCAACTTTGGGGTCGGTTTCGGTGTTTGCTCTGGCAACAAACCGACCGAATGGTACGGGGAGAGGAATAATCATCGCCGTGGTTACAGTTGCCGTTAAACTAGCACCAGTAACTACCAGGATGTTCTCGATACCATATTCCAGTGCCGTGAATAGCACGTTATTCCCACTAACACTTGCAATCCCCCGTCGCCCAAAAGCAGGGTTTACTCGGATTGCATTCAATAAACCAGCTTGCAGTTCCGCTTGAGTGGCACTAGCATCGGTTGTAAAACGTGCCGTGCCTAGTCCGTTGTTTAACCTGACGGTATATACAGTGCTAGAAGCAGGGGAGGCAGGAATCGCCAGAGTCCAGACCTCTTTAACAGCATTCTTTACAGAAACAAGGGCTTTGACTCTCGGAAAATTAATGGATCCCTCGCCCATGCCAGGAGTCGCCCGATCAAATTGAAGATTGTAGTTGTACCGCATTATCTAGTAACCCCCATGCGTGTTTTTCCTATCGTTAAAGGCTGCTTATAGGCGTGCACCCGTCGTCTTTCCCCTTCGGTGAGTTCATCTCCGTGGGTAGATTGAGCAGGTCTTTTGAGCATCGAATCAAGGCGATGGGAAAACTCCTCTGAGTCTCCATCGTCTCCATCGTCTCTATCTTCTTCCTCCTCGTCATCCCCTTCTTCTTTATCACCTGGATCGGTGGGGGAAGAATTACGATTCTCCTGAACGTAGGCAAAAACCCCGTCTACATAAGAATCGGATCGGAACGTCAAGTCCATATTGGGTTCGATTTCAGCTAACAAAGTGCGTTTGATGTCGCTAATAGAGAAGCTACTATCAAACCGAGCGTCAGAGAACCCTGGCAACAAACTGTCGGCTTCCTTCCATATCGCCAAAAGATCCCCGACCGAATCACCCCGACAAGCACTCTCATCTTCGTCGTTGCTATCAACACGAGGCTTGGACTTTTTTTTCTTTTTGGAAGTCGTAGTTTCTTCTTCCTCTGCAACATCCCATTCTTCCATCATTTCTTCTTCTTCATTGTCCTCCTCTTCCATCATTTCTTCATCTTCGGGAACGGGAGGCATCATTTTCTTTTTGCCTCCATCAACGCGGACGTACTGCCCCATGTCATTCCGGTAATAACCTAATTCACCAAGGACATTATCGGCATTGTCTACGATGATCTCTAGGTTATCTAACCGGAACTGGTAATTTTCCCGTGCGGCTTCTAGCTTCCGGTTCTCCCGACTCGTAGTATCAAACCGTGTAACAAGCGAATCGTGGCGTTCCTTTAATTCTTTCAATTCACGGAATCGAGTACCGCTAATGGAAGCGAAAGATTCAGGGATTCCTGAATACTCAACTCCATCGCATCTAACTATTGCCATACGCTGTTCATTATCTCCATTATCATTGGTTTTGTTAGGGTTGCTAGGGTTTTCGATGACTTGCCCTGCGATAGCTTGCCCTGCGACAGCTTGTCCTGCGACAGCTTGCCCTGCGACAGCTTGCCCAATCCCCGCAGCACTATCTAATCGGAGGCGAACATCTCCCCCTGCCCTTCCTCGGCTCGTCAAAGCCAAATGGTTGGCACGGACATTAATCTGTTCCCTGTCATAGTGTTGCCCATTCCACACCCCTTCCCCTTGCTTGATGTCGCAGGTATATCCAGCAGATAGTTGTTCCTTTTCCCTTGCATCAATTAGGGCGATCGCCTTAGCATCAAAAAACGACACCAAGCCTTTGATCACCCCTTCAGTCTTGTCATAATAAGCAGAAGAATCAGTCATCCCTACCGTGTAATCCTTGTAGCTTTCGCTATTAAGAAGTCCAACATAGGGATGTTCTATCACCAGGGGGAGGAGTTTGAAACTCTCTACTGTGGCCAGTTCTGCATTGGTTTCCGGTCTCCTGAGTTCGTGGACTATGGAGCCATCAGGCTGACGATACTCCAACACCCCGTCACAACAAAAAGACCCCTCACAATGGAGACGACCATCCTCAGTTCTTATTACCCTAAATTTAGTTGGAGCATCGAGCCTGATTTCAACCATTTCTCAATACAAAAAACAAATAATTCTTTTTAAAGAATAACGCACCCTATCAGTCATTTGAAGAGGGTGTAAAAAAATAATTTCTATACAAGAAAATAGACTAAAATTAAATCAATGATTTAGATATAAATAATGACTATTACAAAAAGAGAGTACCCTTCTAAGAAAACGTTAGGATCTGGTGCATTGGCTCCCTATCGCGCTCTCGGTCGGTCAATTCGACGGGATCTTATAAATGCAAATCTTGGGATGATGGAATTTAGCGAGAAAAGTGGGTGGGATTGGCAGACAATTCGACGGATTTTAATGGGGGAGCGGCGGACGGATTTTATAGAACTGTTGATTATCGCTTCGTTAATTTCTGAGGATCAATCGGAAACGGAAAGACTGATCCTCACCTGGACGAAGGAAACTTTGAAAATCATCGAGGAAGGAATCCCCCAAGAAATTAACCCAGGTCTTGTTGATAATCTTGTCGAGATTAACGAAGAGAACCCTTTAGAATAGCAATAATCTCCTGACGATTCCGTTGGCTTACTCCTAAAAATTGACGTTTAGGCATTTTCTTGGTGCCTTTTTGTAAATAGGAGCCATAGGGCAATGGAGTCCCTACCTCAACCCTTCCTTTTTCAATCCGATATCGAATAGAAGATCGCAACAATCCTTGGCGTTGTAGTATTTGCATAATAAAACCCCGACTAGCCTTGTATTTAAGGGTTGATGGGGCTAGGTGTTCCCATTTCTCCCCGTAAGGACTCTGTTCCTTCTGGAAGTTCTCATCGGTTGATGCCACCATAAACTGCCCGACTTTATGCAGTTCAGGTGTGAGGTTCTGAAACTTTCTGATTAATTTATTGAGGTAATTTTGGACTTGGTTGGTAACGAATTTTAGAGTTAGCATGGGGTTAAGAGTAGCATATATCCCATACTAACCTGTTAAACAAATTTGATGTTTAGCCCTCTAATAAAAACTGCTCTTGTTCCCTGATCACTCTCCAATCATCGTTGTTTGCATCGAGGGCTTCTTGTAAGTCTTCCATAGTCCATTTGCTATAGTGGACTATTTTTTCTAACAGAAAGTCCAACGATTGCCGTGTGAAGACTTTTTCCAATATGTCATCCAACCCCGTCTCGGCAAACGCAGCCAACAAAATAATGGAATCTTGATTATTGTTAACTACTGCATCCCATGTGATTAACTTCGTAAAGTCTCTGGATGAGATAGTCTTGCTTCGTGTCGCACCTCTGGCTATCTTAACCTCAGTGTCTTTTGTGCGACCTGTGAAACCCATACCCTGTAGCTCTTTGAGGGCTTTAGACTCCGTTTTCTGCAACCTGCCCAAATACTCTTTACTGTGTCCAATAGCAATACTCGCACCACCGATTCCGATCCGTTTCTCCCCGTCTGGGAACAAATAACAGTCAATACTTCTGTTGCCTAATACCATTTCGGCACGGATTGATCGTATAATGTCTGACATAGTGAACCATCTCCTTGAAAGCGTTGGTTTACAAGCCTCTCGTAGTGCGTAAACACCGCGAGAGGCAATTATTATTAAATTATATCATTTTTACTTTGGACGAACAGAAAATAAATTTGTCCTTGATTAAATTTCTTCGGTTTCTACATAGAATATGCCATTTTTCTCAGTAACACTCTTAACTTTGTGCTTGGCATCTTTTGAAACAATAACTTCCGATTCTTGAGGCTTTAGTCCTACATCCTTAATTGATACCCCCGTCTTGTTTTTTGCCTTGATAATAACAGGATAAGCTCCTTCTACATATTGAGACAAAGATGGATTTTCTTTGTAGCTAGCTTTTGAAAAATCATAAGCTACTTTGTCATCAGAAGTCCATGAAGCATGAGCTTTTTGGTTGTCTAAAACGCCGTTTTCATCCCCTTTTAACCACGTCTCAACTTCTTCTCTACTATTAAAAAGAATCCCTCTACTTACATCCCCATCATAGGGTGTCATGCTTTTCATGAACCTATTGATATTTTCCTCGTTTTTATTTGGCCTCCCATCTTTTTGATCGTCTCTGACCTCATCGGAGTCTGTGATCCATCTTTTGACTGATTTAATGATTTTCTCAGCCTCCTCTATAGTAATGTTTTCCCCTTTTTTAACCATCGCCTCGTAGTATTCTTGTGCGTTTTTAGGGGTTCCTTCGTGGGTTCCATCTCCTATTAATTTAGGAGTCTCTTTGACGATTTCCTCTTTCGGGACTAAGGGGGATTCTTGTGGCGATCGCACCTCCTGAACTTTTATTGTTTTCTGTTTTACTGCCTTTTGTTTTACTGCCTTTTGTTTTACTGCCTTTTGTTTTACTGCTTTCTGGGATTTGAGGGCATCAGGCTTTAAGTCATTAGGGGAACTATCAGAATCATCTACTTTGTAACGTTTACCATCTCGGATGACATGAGTAATGTCTTTCATTGGAGTCTTAGACTCAAATGCGTTTTGTTGACCGCTATATTGCTTTTTAGCCACAACATTCGTGACAGCAACCTTGGTTACTTCTCCCCCTTCCCTGATGTTGTACCCAGTAGGAATATTATTATTTCCCGAACTCCCCATAGAGCCATAGGTGTTTTCTTTCACCAACAATTTATCCCCTGGGCTTAAAGTTTTCTTTAATTCACTGCGCGGGATATTGCCAGATAAAGGTGGGGGAAGTTCGTAATTATTCTTAATTATTGATTCTATTTTACTTCTTTTTTCGGTATATTCTGGGCTGTCGTAAAATTCATAACTGTTTTTATATTTCCCTTTCAATGACCCCATATAAGCCATTACTTCGGCTTCTGTTTCAAAGTCGCCATTGACCGCCTTCTGTCTTCTCTCGTTAAAGAATTGCTCCGCTTCAATAACGGGTTTATATTGATCAATATGTTCCTGATAACGTTTTTCATATCCTGGCGGGACTGTTCCACTTGCCTGTGCTGCTAAATATCGCTCATAGGTTTGTTTTTTGTAATCCAAAGTGCCGGATAAAGCCTCTGCTATAGCTTCCTCTGTTCCCTTTGGATCTTTAGAACTGGCAATAATATCCTTATATTGTTGATCAACCGATTTACCCCCCGCACCCTTAACCCCTGTTGAATCTGGGGATGGTTTGGGGTCTTCAGGTAGTGATAGACCTTTCCTTTTTCTTGACTCCTGAGCCCTTTCTTCAATCCGAGTATTTTCAAATTCTTCTGTAATTTTCTTTCTAGTCTCAGGGTCTAGTTTTCTAAGTCCTTTCTCTGTAACATTTTTAGATTCTAAAAAGTCAGACCATTTTTTGTCAGCATTAATTGTTGTTTGACTTGGTTCTTTTTTCTGATCTTTTAGTTGACCGCCTGACAAATTAATTTTAATTTGTTTCCCATTATTTAAAAGGTCGTTAATTCTTCCCCCTAATTCTTTGTCAACAGATACAGCATTAGACCCTCCTAGTCCAACAGC